AGACAGATGGGTCTCTATCAGCTCATGAAGCCAGATCATAGAATTTTAATCTGCTATTGTACATCTAAGAAACATGCCATCTATGAGATGACAATGGATGAGGCTAAAGAAATAGGTGAGCAGCTCAAGCTTGCAGCTCAATCTGGAGAGCGGATGATAAATCTATTTGACAATCCGGAAGAACTCTCTACTTTGTATTGTCCAGATTTCGATAGCTTTTATTTTAACGACACGATCACACGAAACGAGGCCAAGCGTGTGTGGGGATATTAACCGGCCTAAAACTTTAAACTTAAAACTTTTTCTCGAAAGGAAAAAACAATGCCACTTATATTTACAAACTCAGCTTCTGGTTCTTCACATGGATATGTACGTTACATGGCTTCTACAGCCAGTTGGGTACTTGACGGTGAGAACTTAGACTTTACTCAGGCAGTATTTGATCTTGAAAACATCAAAACTGGTTGGTGCTTTATTGATGCAGGTGTAGCTCCGGAATGGGCTATGGATGCGTCTCTTGAAGAACCTGCCGCAAGACCGTCAGGTGAAGGTTGGAAGCGTGGCTTTAAAGTCGATATTTACTCTAAAGCTATGTTCGGTGACGATACTTCCGTAAGGGAGTGGGGAACTAATAGCACCGGTGCTACTATGGGTATTCAAGCCTTATACGCTGAGTACGAGGAAGCAAACAAAGGTAGCGGTAAGCTGCCGGTTGTTGAGTTCAATGGAGGCACACCAACTAAAGTTGGTAAAGGTAGTACCAATGTACCGAAGTTAAAAATTCTAAAGTTTATTGATACTCCTGCTGAACTAAAGGGTGGTGCGTCAGCTCCTGTTGCTGCTGCTCCCACTTCAAAGCCTGATATCATAGAAGACGAGTTCTAAGATACGGTTTGTGAAGCCCCGGATTAACCTCCGGGGTTTTACTTTAAAATAATGGAGAGATAAAACAGAGAGAAAAAACAATGAGCGATTTAATTAGTATCGCCTTGGAAGTAGCAGAGAATTACCCTGTATTTCCGTGCAACAGTAAAAAACAACCAGTATGCAATGGCGGCTTCAAGGCTGCAACGCAAGACCCAGATCAAATTGAAATTTTATTTAAAGCTGCCACGGCCACATTAATTGGTGTGCCTACCGGTGAGATATCAGGTATGTCAGTAGTTGACATTGATGTCAGAGACGGTAAGCAGGGCGAGGAGTGGATGCACCGAAACCGTTCTAACTTAGGTACTACTAAAGTTGCAGTTACGCAGTCTGGTGGATGGCACTTCTATTATAAGCACAAGGACGGTATCCGAAATAAGGCCGGTATTGCCATGTGTGTTGATATTCGTGGTGACGGTGGATATGTTATCGTACCACCTAGTGAGGGATACTCATGGCTTAACGATGAGGATCTATTACCCTTCCCAGAGTTTATGGTGCAAGAACATAGCGAAGTTTCTACACCTAATGCCACCAGTAAAATCCAAGATGCCTTTGGATCAATTGTTGATGGACGTGAGAAGTATATGGCTGACCTAGTCTATGCCTCTATACTTGAATATAGGCGTGAGAAGGCCGCATTGCCAAGCGAGGAGTGGATGGTTACCAATGTTTGGCCTACCTACACCATCAAGGTCAAATCACGCACTGGTGATCTAGAAAACGAGGATCGTGGCATCACGATGTTTATGAAGAAAATACGGTCTACACTATCTAAGTTAGAGCGTGAAGAGCCGGTTAAGAAAGTCCGTGGTGAGTTTGATGATCCTGAAGAGGTAGAGATAGAGGGGAAAAACATCGAGGAAGTTTATACCCCAATCGTTTCTGAGTTGCCTACATCTAGCAGACGTATTGTTCTTAGAAATCTTGCAGAACTAAGGGCTGCTCCACCGCCTAGCTTTATTGTCGCACCATACTTGGTGGATAAGTCGTTTGCAGTTTTATTTGGCGCACCGGCATCATATAAATCGTTCTTGGCTTTAGATTGGGCTTTATCTATAGCTCATGGCATTGACTGGAACGGCAGAGCTGTCGAGCAGGGTACTGTTGTTTACTTAGCATTAGAAGGTCAGTCCGGTATTGCTTCAAGGGCTGAGGCTTGGCATAGGGAGATGAACTTAAATGAGACTGACGCTCCATTCTATGCGGTGACAGTGCCGCTATCTATGGTAGATGAACTTACCGGTGACAGTGACACGAGCCTTCTTATAGAGGCAATACATGAAGACTTAGGTGGTGTCGTTCCTAAGTTAATTGTTATTGATACACTGGCTCGATCGTTTGTAGGTAAAGACGAGAACAGTGCTACAGACATGGGTCTGTTTGTGAGAAATGTAGATACAATTAAAGAGCGTTTCGACTGTACTGTATTAGCTGTTCATCACTCTGGTAAGGACAGTGATAAGGGTATGAGAGGCAGCTCTGCGCTCCGGGGTGCGGTTGACAGTGAATTTGAGATCGTCCGGAGGAAGGACACTCAGCAAGTTGCCTTACATGTTCGTAAGCAGAAGGATACCGAAGAGGCTGAAGAGTTATGGATGGAAGCTAAAGAAATTACTTGGATCGATGGATCATTCGGTGCAGAGAGAAGTTCACTGATACTTGACCCGATGGACGCTGCACCTAAGAAGGCAATTGTTATTTCTGTGGATCAGCAAATCGCATTAGATATTTTAGGAAATATGTTGGAAAGTAAAATTAATATCGAGAAAGATTATCAGGGTAATTATGGAATATCTGAAAATTTATGGAGGGAGGCGGTCTGTGAGAGCCTTCCAAACTTGCAAGATAGCAAAACTTGGTACAATTTTAAGAATAGACTAGTAAATAGGAAATTCATTATAATCCTCAATGGTTTAGTGGCTAAAGATAATGTATAAGGTTAGGACATGGAACTTATCAACAGTTATAATCGCTAAATACGCTATAAAATGGGCATGTTACATTTCTTCCACTTCTGGGGTACGTCTTAGAAAGATCAATGAAATCAATGACTTATTTTTCAAGACATGGAAGACGTGTATAGGACATGGAACAAAACAGGTAAAGCGTCTTGCCTATACACTTCTTCCCCCCCTCCTATATAGTAAGGGGGGGAAGACGAGTATTAAAGATATGGAAGAAGTATAAAGAAGAAAATAATAGCTATTTATTTAATTGGTAGTATTCTAAAAATAAGTTGGTGGTTTTATGTTTTTCCCCATCAACTTATTTCTCTCGGCCCATCCCTGTTGTTCTCCTCAACATAAAAGGGGTGGGCCTTTTTTTAAATAGAAACAAAGTGAATAGTGTGGTATCATTTGAAAGTTTTTCGGACTAATAAAAGGAAAATTATGAGCGAAGTAAAGAATAGGAATGGCAGACCACCGTTTAAACCGACAGACGATGACCGTGGCAACGTGGAGATGATGGCCGGCTTTGGTGTGCCTCATGAACAAATTGCGAGTACGGTACAAGGCGGTATAGATGCCGACACGCTTAAGAAATATTTCAAGCAAGAACTTATTGAAGGTAAGGCAAAGGCATCGGCACAGATTGGACGTTCACTATTCCAGAAGGCTGTCGATGGCGATACCAGTGCCTGTATATGGTGGACTAAATCCCAGATGTCTTGGTCTGGGGAGAAGTTGGACGTGACATCGTCAGATGGATCAATGACACCAAGTATTGTGGAACGTGTTATCGTGAATAACAAGGAAGATCTGTAATGGCTGAAGGCTTACTAAAGAAGTCTAACCGACAAAGGTTGCAGGGATTACTTTCACCTGTCAGTGAGTTAGGTAGTGACTATATTGTTGATCCATTAAATAGAATGATCCCCGGTAGTTGGGGCGACAACCTTGAATTTGCTACAACTAAAATATTGCCTGAGTTTAGTCCGGGAATGGATATCCGTGATATGATGGCAGGAAGCCGGCAGATTATGGGTCAGGGTGGTGACAGTAGTTTTGATTGGCGTAATTCATTGGAAGGTCTGGGTCTTATGGGTCTTGGCACACTGGGATTAGTTCCCGGTATGGATGGTGTCAGGGTTGCCGGTAAGAAGGCTTTGCAGCGTATAGGTGATACAAGGCGAGCAGATGCAGCTACCGGGTTGCTTAATAACCCTAATCCTCGTGCGGTTATTGGAGGTAATAATCCACCGCCAGACACGACTGTTAATATGCCTCCGGGGTCAAAGGCACAATACCGTGGGGCGGCAGTAGACCGATCTGAAGGTGCTTACCCTAGATATGAGCCAAAGAATATACCTCCAAGGATGCAGAGATTAATAGACGCTGCTGAAGATCCAGATAGTAAGCTATTAAATATCTTTGATGAAAAGATCAAGAAGGGCTTAGAGCTTGGCGGTGATGATTGGTATAACACTGAAGAATTACGAGACTGGTTTGTTAATGAGCTTGGTGAGGAGGCAGGTCATACTGAATGGTATGATTTTATGAATAAAATTGGAGCAGGATCAACAGGATCTAAAGTTCCAGAAAACATTCGTATTGCAAGTTTTTATAGAGCATTAGGTGATGACGCTCCTCGTGTTGCTCAACACGTTAAAGACAATGCAGCTATGACACCAAGGCGAGCGATGAAAGAGCTTGGTATCAAAGAGCCGGCTAACATGCCTCCAGAAACAGGTAAGGGTAGCTACAATTACGGACACTTAAAGCAAAACAATCATGCCGGCAACATTCTTAATCAAGATAAGGGTGCATGGGAACAGAGCGTTCCGGAAGAGTTAACAGGCGCAGCAAGAACTAAATGGTTAAAGGCTAATCCTAAAGTCAAAGGATTTAAGAGTAGCTTATTAGGTAATAAAGAAAACATTGCTGCTGACATGCATTTTATGAGATTAATGGGTATGGCTGACGGAGGCCCTGACTTCTTGGTGGCACAGGCATCGTTAAGTAAGCCTAATCTTGAAATATTAAGACAGGCATATGGTAAATCAATAGAGCCATATATAACAACTCGTATGATAAAGAAGAAGCCTGTAACTGAAGTTAAGTTAAAGAAGGCTGTGCAAGACGGTGTGATTAAAGACACTGCAATATTTGAAGATATGCCTTCTGCTTGGGCTGTAGTCCCGGAAGATACAGAATATGCAGCCTATGAGGCTTTAGCGCAAAGGGCATCACAGAAGTATGATCTTAGTCCGGCACAATTCCAAGCGGCATTGTGGATGGGAGCAGGTGACCTGACAAACCTAGCAGATGAAAGCCAAGGTACTTTTATGGAGTTATTTAGGAGATCTCTTGATAAGAGAGCCGGTGAACGAAAAATAACTAGATCAGAGATGATGTCAGACTTTATTAAGAATAAAGCACCCCTCGCTGTTGCCCCACTAGCCGGTGCAGGATTACTGGCAGCCTCAATGAATAATGAACAGCAGCCACAACCTACCGGGATACTGGAGTATTAAATGGCTAAAGATAGCAGGATAACACGAGCAGGCGTTGCCGGCTTTAATAAGCCAAAGCGCACACCAAGCCACAAGACTAAGTCGCATGTCGTGGTGGCTAAATCAGGTGACCAGATCAAGACGATACGCTTCGGTCAGCAGGGTAAGACAGGCGACAAGACTATGACCGCAAGGGCGAAATCATTTAAGGCGAGACATGGCAAGAATATCGCTAAAGGCAAGATGTCCGCAGCCTACTGGTCAAATAAAGTTAAATGGTAGTAGCTGCACTGATTTTGTGTTATTGTTAGGTTTTTAAGAAAAGGTGAATTAAATGCCAAAAGGTTTGTATTCAAATATCCAAGCTAAACGCAAAAGAATAAAAGGTGGTAGCCCCGAACGTATGCGTAAAGTAGGTTCAAAGGGCGCACCAACTGCGAAGGCTTTTAAAACGTCAGCTAAGACTGCAAGGAAGAAAAAGTAAATGGCAATTTCAACATATACTGAACTTAAAGCGGCTATAGCTGACTTTCTTAACCGGGAAGACCTGACAACTGTAATACCTACTTTTATTGCATTAGCAGAAGCTGACTTTAACCGGAAGGTGCGTCATTGGCGTATGGAAGGCAGATCAGAGGCTACTATTGATACGCAGTATTCTGGTATTCCGGCTGACTGGCTAGAGACTATACGGTTCAACATATCTACATCTGAAGGTACTCGTGGCCTTGAATTAATCGGTCACTCTGAGATGGCTGATCGCAGGGGCGAGGCGCATGATGAAAGCGGTATCCCTAAGTTTTATTCTATGTCAGGCGGTCAATTTGAAGTGCTTCCTGCCCCAGACGGTAACTACACTGCTGACCTGTTATACTATCAATCCATAAAGGCTTTATCAGGCAGCAACGCTACAAACTGGCTTCTAACTTATCATCCTGACGCATATTTATATACGGCATTAATGCACAGCGCACCGTACTTGGATGATGATCAACGTGCAACAACATGGGCGGCATTAACTGCATCGGCCATAGATAATATTAACACAAGTAGTGACCGGTCTAGATTTAGCGGCACTGGCCTTAAAATGAAGATTAGGAGCTATTAATGTCTTTTACAAATGATTTCGAAACTCGTGTTCTACAATACGTGTTCACAACTGGTTCACCAACACGCCCAACTGCATGGCACTTAGCCCTATACACCGTAGCCCCTAGTGATACTGGTGGTGGTACTGAAGTTAGTACGTCTAATACAGCGTATGCTCGAAGACCTGTAGCATTTAATGTATCAGGTAATTTAGCGACTAACGGAAGTGCTATTGAGTACGCTACCGCTACAGCATCTTTTGGAACAGTCGTGGCTGTTGGTGTTTTTGATGCCTCTACA